AATGCAGCACCGACAGCGGCGGACGTGCGCCTTGCGTATGACATAATCAACCGCCGATATGTACGGCACAAACCGACTATCGTGTCCTCCGAGCTGACCAGCGGTGAAATCATCGACATTGACGAAGCCACAGGCGGCAGGATAGTTGAGATGGCGGCGGGTTACACCATAAACATCAAACGTGACCGTACCCGCAACTACCGCTTGCGCAGCACCATGGAGGTGTAAAATGGAGTTTGTATACAACCTTCGGGCAATCGGCAAAGGGAGACCCCGAATTAACACATACACGCACGTTGCATACACGCCGAAAACCACACAGGCGTATGAGACCGCTTTAAAGGCTCATACACGGGCTTTGATGAGTGCAGACGATAAAATACCTTACCCAGCGGAAACCCCGCTTAAAATCGAAATATGTGCGTTCTACGCTATGCCCAAAAGTTGGAGCAAAAAGAAACGTGCCGAGCTTGACGGCAAGCCGATGATGCAGAAACCCGACTGCGATAATGCCGCAAAAGCTATACTTGACGCATTAAACGGTTTGGTGTATAATGACGATAAACAGATAACCGAGCTACACATGATAAAAGTGTACGGCACGGAAGACAAAATAACAGTGACGATTACGGAGGCAGAAAATGGAGAACTTTGAAGGACTGGCAATGTACGGTGTACAGCCGGGAGAGGTGTTTAAAACCGTGAGCGGCACGGACAATACATATGCCGTATCCAACAAAGGCAGGATATTTAACTGCCGCAGACGCAGATTTGTACAGCCCGCAAGCGACACGGTGAAGATAAGACAGGACGGCAAGTGGCGGAACGTAACTCGGCAAAGAGTTGTCGCCGAAGCCTTCGTGCCGAACCCGAACAACAAGCCTTGTGCGTTGAAAATAGACTATGACAAAGGGATTGAAGCCGAAAACCTGTACTGGGGTGAATGGCGGGAAACCCTTTATAAACGCAAAGCACAGCAAGGCGACCCACACCCCTTTGTCAAGAAAAGAATCACCGGCACGTCAATCCATGACGGCAGCGAGATTCACTACGACAGCATGAAGGAAGCTGAAAGGGATGGCTATCTTGTTTGCGGTATAAGCAATTGCGTTCGTGGGCGAAAAAAACGGTACAAGGGCTACACATGGAAGGAGGTAAACGATGGTTGAGACATGGCAGCCTGTAAAGCGTTTTCCAGATTACGAAGTTTCGAACCTTGGACACTTTCGGGAGAAAGCAACAGGAAAAGCGGTAAAGGTGTATAAAGGCTGGTATGTACACCTTATGCGCAACGGCATTTTGTATGCACGGAGTGCCGCAAAGCTGGTTGCGCAAGTTTACGTTCCAAACCCAGACCCGCAACACAAAAAACGAGTTGAGAGATACAACGGCAAGTTTACAGACATTAAGGCTGAAAACCTGTATTGGGCAAACTGGGCGGAGCGGGACTGTCCGGACGAAGACAACCCGATTAAGCAAGCGCAAAAAAAGCTTATTGACAAAAAGTATGCAGTGATAGGAACGTCGCTGGAAGACGGACACGAAATACATTTTGAAAGCACACAGGCAGCGGGAAGAGCAGGATTCAGTTTTAGGTGTGTCTCCCGATGTTGCCGTGGTGAAAGCAAAACACACAAAGGATATACATGGAGAAAGGCGGAGAAAGATAATGACACAGATTCTTGACAGCGGCAACCGCACTGAGTTTGAAACAGGTGCAGTCCGTGATATTCAGCAGGGCAAAGGGCGGTTCGATTTGATGCCGCTGGACATTATGGAGAGTTTGCTCTGGACTTACGAGCACGGGAATTATGCGGCATCGGGCATGTTTTCGGACGTTATTGCATATATTGACAAATTCAAAAAAGACGGCACCCCAGGCGGTCTCTTTCGGGCTGTGTGCTGTTACGCAAGAGCAACCCGCAAGGACATTTTCGCACTCATGCTCGACGTTGCACGGCATTTTGAAAACGGCGCATTGAAATATGGAGAACACAACTGGCAAAAAGGCATTCCGATTAGCCGTTACATCGATTCAGCTTTGCGGCACTTAATGAAAGAACTTGCGGGCGAAACGGACGAAGACCACGCCGCCGCTTTTGTGTGGAATTGCATGTGCGCCGCATGGACGATGGCACACAAGCCCGAGATGGACGATTACACGCAAAAGTGTGACTAAATTGTGACTAACTTGTGACTAAATTGTGACTTAACATAGAACCGACAAGAAGCCTCATAACGGGGCTTCTTTTTTTAAAAAATATATAAAAAACAATGCAAAAAAACGCTTGACGATTCTCCCGAACAAGTGTATAATAGTACACGACAAGTGACGGAGACACTCAAAAACCAAAGGAGAAACATCGAAATGAATTACTGGGCAATCTTTTGGGCATTAGCCCCCGTTGCCGCTTGCATGGTGTTAATCTTTGCAGGCGATTGGATAGAGCGGACAGGGGAAGTACTGCTGGACTGGTGGAGGCGACACCATGAGTGAGGCACTCGAAAAAGTGCTGCAAGCACTGATTTGGGCGGCGGTGGGAACGGTTATTCTGCCGTCTGCGGTGGTGATGTTTTTGAGTTTTGCCGAAACGTACCTTAAGGTTGAATTCAAAAATGACACTCCGAGAACAGTGGCGAAGGTGGCGTTTGTAACAGTAGTAGGGTTGGAAGCGGCTATAATAGCCGTCTGGATAATGTGGTTAATTTGCAAAAGCGTGTAAAGGAGACAGAGACATGGACAACAACATTAACCTTGATGAGATTAGGAAGCTGGCGAACATGGTTGATGTGTTTGCCAACTGCTTGCAGCAAGACATCAATCAGCTTTGCGATGAGCGGGAAAAAGGACACCACTGGGGCTTGCTTCCGACAGGCACTCCGAGGCGGACGCAAATACAGGGGGATATTAAGTTCCTCCGGCGCAAACTGATGGAACTGTCAAAGCGGATTGGAGGAGAATCATAATGATAAAAAGAAAAAACGGGACGCTGCATTGGCTCGACCTCGACATAACCCAAAGCCCGTGGAGTGTGATACGCTGTCCGCATTGCGGATACCGCATAAAGCTGTGCAGCATGTGTGACGTGCGGGACGGCGGTAAGTGCGACTGGAATCCCGACAACGAGACGTGCAAGCATGACCTAATCGGGATATACGAGGGGTTTGACCGCAACATGTCAGACGTGGAAAAGGAGGAGAATTATGACAGAAAATGAAATCATGGTGATGGAGCTGGTGGAGCATTTTTTCATCGCAGGAATCGCGGACGCAGGGGCTTACCTGAGGCTACCGCCCGACGATGCGGCAAAAGCATTCGCCTCGCTCGCGGAGAAAGGCTACCTTAAGGTGGGTGTAATCACAGAGGCTGGTTGTCTTTATGTGTTTACGCTTGAAGGCAGGGAAGCGGCGAAAAAGCTCCCGGGCATTGTGAACGGTTGCGCACAGGCTGATAAATACGGGGTGTAGAGTGACAAAAGATGACATACGAAGAAGAAGACGTATTTGCAATTGCGTTTTTGAAAGGTGCGGCATCAGTGGACGATGTTATGAACCTGGGAAGGATTGGCAATGGCTAAAAAGACAAAAACCAAAGCTTCCGCACTAACATGTGGAGAATGTATACATGAGTATGCTTGCGCAATGTGGAACACTGGAACGATAACCCGTGCGAGTGCAGAACATTGCACGGAGTATACAACGTGCAGGGAGAGTGCTGCTTATTTAGTTGGAAGGCTTGAGGAACGCAAGGAACAAATGCTAAAAGGAGAAAAAAATGAAACAGATTGAATGGGCGTTGGACGTGCTTGAGTGCGGCGCATGGTGGGACAACCTATCTGACGATATTTCCGATGCGGACTTGAACCCGCTGGACGATGCAATCACCACACTGCGTGGTACGTTTGACCGTTTAACCTATTGCAGTGAATGCAAGTACTTCAAGCAAACAAGCAGCACGTTCGGCGCGAACCATTGCATGGACACAATTGTAAAGACTGTACGTCTGGATGAGGTTTGCTGTTGCCCTGAAAAGGAGAACGAGGAATGAAAAAAGTAGAGGATAGATACGGCGGATACAGCCGTGGGAATGCGGCTATCCTTGTTGGGAACTTGCCGGGCAGAAAAAAGCTGTCGTTGCTTGTCCGTGGAGACGACCCCGAGGACAATGCCGCTTGCATACTGTACAATGCTGCATATTTCCGAAGTGATGAAGATGCCGAAAGGTTTTTGGAGGCTTTGAGAATAGTGATAGGAGACGAAATAGAATGAATGAAATTAAAGTGTTTAACAACGCAGAGTTTGGCAAAATCCGAACGCCGAACAGAGACGGCGAACCGTGGTTTGTCGGCAAAGACGTGGCAACGGCATTGGGATACAAAGACAGCGTGAATGCGCTAAAATCCCATGTATCCGAGGAAGACAAAGGTGGGTGGCGGATTGCCACCCAATACGGCGAACGTGAAGCGGTAATAATTAATGAATCAGGGCTTTACAGTCTGATTTTATCAAGCAAGCTGGAAAGCGCAAAGCGGTTTAAACACTGGGTTACGGCAGAGGTGCTTCCGTCAATCCGCAAGAACGGCGGATACATAGCGGGGCAGGATGAGATGAGCGACACGGAATTGCTTGCAAAGGCACTGCTGGTTGCGCAAAGGCAAATCGAACAGCGCAATGCGCAGATTGCGGAAATGCAGCCTAAGGCACTCTTTGCGGACGCAGTAGCGGCATCCCACACGTCAATCTTGATTGGTGAGCTTGCAAAGATACTCAAGCAAAACGGAGTTGACATCGGTCAAAACCGACTTTTCGAGACGCTTAGGCAGCAGGGGTACTTGATACGGCGCAACGGCACGGATTACAACAGCCCGACACAGAGGGCAATGGAACTCGGCTTGTTTGAAGTAAAAGAATCAACCGTCGGCAACCCTGACGGCTCGGTGCGTGTTACACGCACAACTAAGGTGACAGGCAAGGGACAGCAATATTTCATAAATAAGTTTTTGAAGGGGAAGT